ATACCTGACAATCAAAGAGAATAATAGAGATTTGTAAAATGGAAAAAAATGATTCGCAAGGGTTGAGCAGATGCTCAGAGCCAGTAGGTAGTAAAGTAGAGCAAAGTGTATGTGATAAAATCCTAGAGAGAGCCGATGTAGGTAAATTAAAATATGGTGTAACAATGGAACGAACTGATTTAAATCGTTTAGATTGGTTAAGACACGCTCAAGAGGAAGCTCTAGATTTGGCAGTATATTTGCAGAAGTTGATAGACATAGAAGTTATCAACAATAAAAAGAAGTAAGTAATTTATTTATATATTAGCAGTAAGTAATTTCATACGGTTGTTTTTGGAGGGGGATAGGCTGAGATGCTTGTTCCTCTTTTTTTATGACCATTAAAAACAAAACTATGAGAGGTATAATAAATCATTCAATTTTAAAGGGTATTAAAAGGGGTAGCAAAATGAAAACGATAAAACGCTATTTATCTATATACTACAATATTAAAATTAGCCACAGAGCATTTGTAACTAGGTATGGAACAATTAAGCGAAAAATTAGCAGCACACTATAATGATCTATATGATATAGCCTTTAAAATTACAAAGGGCAACGATTTAGATGCTCAAGACCTTACGCAAGAGGTTTACATTATAATATTAGAATACGATACCGATAAAATGACCACTATCTACAACAACGGTCATTTAAAATTCTGGGCGGCAAGAGTAATGCTGAACCAATATCTTAGAGGCAACTCAGCATTTAAGAAAAAGCACCATACAATAGGGAAGAGTGAGTTTAAAGATGTCGAGGGTTTTGCTTTCGATTACGATGGCATACCTGATAAGATAGAGTTTGAGAGAAAACTTAATTGTATCAACGAGGCTATGAAAGACCTCCATTTCTACGATAGAACACTATTTAAAGTGTACTACGAAACAAACCACTCAATAAGAAGTTTAGCAGAGGCAACTGGAATATCTACAACTTCAATCTTTCACACAATTAAAAATGTAAGGAACTATATAAAAGATGAAATTAAAGACAAGCAATAGAACTTATAATGAACGAATGTCTATCTGTAAGGCTTGCAAACATTTCAGGAAGTCAGTAAGCCAATGTAAGAAATGCGGTTGCTTTATGAAGATAAAAGGTGCTATTGCTTTCACTCGTTGCCCTATTGATAAATGGGGAAGGGAGAGAGATTTAACAAACGATCAACTATCTATTTTAAAAAGGTTATTAAAACAGATTGGAGGTGATAAGGTCAAGCATGAGCAGAACGTAGGACTTACAAACCTATACAATGAGATTTTCGGAATGAATAAGAAAGTTTCCAGTTGTGGAACTTGTGTAAAGCAGTTAATAAATGATTTAAAAGAAGTATTAAATGCATATGATAATAGAGAGCAGAAAGATTAGTGAGCTAAAGTTCTCAGAATACAATCCTAGAACTATAAGCAAAAAGCAATTTAAAGATTTAAAGGCTAGCTTAAAGAAGTTTGGTTTAATTGATCCTATAATAATAAACTCTTCAAAGGATAGAAACAATGTTATCATTGGAGGACACCAACGCTCACGTGCTTGGCTAGATTTAGGAAACGATACTATTGCTTGCGTTGTTTTAGATTTACCAATCAATGAAGAAATGGAACTTAATTTACGCTTGAATAAAAACGGAGGGAAGTTCGACGATGATTTACTTTTAAACTACTTTGATGAGGAATTATTGTTCGATGTAGGGTTTACTGTTAATGACTTAGATATAAACTTAGACAAATACGAAGATAACGCCTTAGAAGAGGCAATTAAAGACACTTGCGAATGTTGTGGTACTCCAATATAATAAAATGGGTTGGGCTTGATAAGATTGCTCACTTTTCGATAGCTATGAATATAGCGTTCTTTACAAACATTTGGATAGCTATTGCTTTGGCTTTGGTTAAAGAGATATACGATGAAGTTGATTATGGTGGCTTCTGTTGGAAAGATTTACTCGCAGGCATTATAGGTGCTTTACTAACTTTGATATGACAAAAAAAGATAAAATAGTATTGATAGCTTCGGTAATTATTTACCTAATGCTGCATTTAATCATTATGATACTATGAGGAAACACACTAAAATCTATTTAGAGAACTTTGATTTTGATGAGTGCGATTATATACCTTGTGAAGTGTGTGGTTCTCCTGCTGATGACATACACCATATTGAAGCTAGAGGTATGGGTGGAAGTAAAACAAAAGACTACATCGAAAACTTGCAAGCGGTTTGCAGACCTTGTCATATTCGATACGGAGATAAGAAACAATATAAAGAAATGCTAAAGCAGATTCATTTAAAATATATGGAACAGTATGGAACAGAATAGGACAAAAAAATCAAAGGAAAGAATGCTCAAAGCATTAAGCAGTTCATTAGGAATTGTAACATCTGCATTGAAGGTCGCTAATGTAGGTCGGACATCATTTCATAGGTGGCTAAAAGAAGATGATGAGTTTGCAAAGCAGGTAAAAGAGGTTGAGTCAATAGAGCATGATTTTATAAGGTCTAAGTATTACGAATGTATTAAAGACAAAGTGCCTAGCGTAGTTATTCATGCTGCTAAAACTCAACTAGGATTGAGCGAGAAACAACAAATTGATGTAACTACACAAGGCGAGAAGATTAATAAAATTGAAATAGAAATTGTCAAGCCTAAAGATACAGACCAGTAATGTATTTGAACGCAACTATAATGCAAAGACTAAAATTGTAGTAAATCAAGGCGGTACTCGTTCAGGTAAAACCTACTCTTTATGTCAGCTCTTAATTATAAAAGCGTTTGAGAATACTAATAAACGATTTAGCATCGTAAGGAAGTCGCTACCTAGTTTAAAGCTATCGGTAATGAAAGACTTTTTTGAGATACTAAATAACTTGGGCTTGTATGATGAGGCTAATCATAACAAGTCAGACCATACCTATACACTTAACGGCAATACATTCGAGTTCATTTCATTGGATCAACCACAAAAGAAAAGAGGTACTAAACGACATTATCTATTCTGTAACGAGGCGAATGAACTAACGTGGGAGGATTTCTTCCAGTTGATTGTAAGAACAGAGGAGAGAGTATATATTGACTTTAACCCTTCAGATTCTCACCATTGGATATATGACAAAGTACTTACACGAGATGATACGACCTTTATCAAATCAACCTACCTAGACAATCCTTTCTTAGCTGATGAGCTTGTAAGCGAAATTGAAAGGCTTAGAGATACGGATGAGGAATACTGGAAGATATACGGACTAGGGGAGAGAGGATTTAGTAAAGCAATTATATTTCCTAAAGTTACAATCATAGGTAAAGTACCTGAAGATGCAACTTTAATTAGTACTGGTTTAGATTTTGGCTTCACAAACGATCCGAGTGCGTTAATAGAAGTGTACGAGCAGGAAGGCTCATTAATATTTAATGAATTAATATATGAACGAAATCTCACTAACTCTGACCTTGCTAAGCGAATGGGTGCTTTTGGGTTTGATAGACGAAGACCTATTTTTGCAGACAGTAGCGAGCCAAAATCTATCGAAGAAATATATAGACTAGGCTACAACATTAAACCATGCGTAAAGGGGAAGGATTGCATCAACATAGGTATTGACTTGCTGAAGCGATTTAATTTAAAGGTAACGAGCAAATCAACCAACCTGATAGCTGAGTTCAACAATTATAAATGGGTAGAGGATAAGAACGGACATCTTCTTAATAAGCCTATTGATAATCATAACCATGCAATAGATAGTTTAAGGTATGCCGTTACAATGGTTAAGAGCAAGCCAAACATAGGGAAATACTCTATTCGGTAAAATATTTTAATATTATAGTTGGTATTCTAAAAAATTGTTTTATATTTGTAAGGAACAAAAACAAAGAAACTATGACAAATTACAGAGTACATATAGAAGGTGGTTCATTGATAGAGAAAGATGTAATGTTTACATCACTTAAAAAAGCTAAAGAATACATGAAAAGTCAACACTCAACTTGCTTAAAGTGGGGAGCTACTTTATTAACTCTAACAAATGTAGAAGAGTGTACTTGTATTAATACAAGAACAACTATAGTTAATATCTAAACTAATAATTTTTCCCTTGCAAGAGTGCTACGAAAAATGGATGAGCCAAAGTATGTAGCACAATCCCTCACTTTAATTAGTGGGGGTTTTTTTGTATCTTAGTTTTTTGTACAAAATAAGCAAATCACTATTTAATAATATGAAGCTAACAATACCTACAGACCTAAGTGAAATTAATCTTGGTCAATTACAAAGGCTAACCAACTTAGAGAGTGAAGACCTTAACGCAATAGAGATGCAGAAGAGGGTGATAGAGTTGCTTACTTCAGTAGATAGGGCTACAATAGACCTTTTTAAATTGAGTGATTTAGAGAGCGTGTATAGTAAGCTACTAAGTTTATCAAGGCGAGAGGATAAATTGCATAGGTTCGTAACGATTGAGGGTGTGAAATACGGCTTTCATCCTAACCTATCAGAGATAAGTACTGGTGAGTTCGCTGATTTAGACACACTTTGTCAAGACTTCAACGATAACTTGCACCTGATTATGGCTATTTTGTACAGAAAGGTAACGATTGAGAAGTACGGAAAGTATCAAATTGAGGATTATAGCGGAGAGGTAGAAGATAGAGCTGAGTTGTTTAGAAGTAAACTACCCGCAAATGTTGTAA